TCCATAAACCCAAATGGAGCCATATCCTGTTCTATTTGATTCTTTTGCTCTTCATACAATCTTTTACGAACATCCTGATCAGTAAGTTCCTTAAAGTAATCATTCTGAACTAACCATGCATATATGACTAAGCACATAGCAAGATCATCATTACATCCTTCTTCTGCCTCAAATGAGTTTGCTTTTTGGATAAATGTTGTTAATTCAGATATAATCTCATAATCCTTAAATACAATCTTATCTGCTTCGATAAGAGTCTTTAAGTTAAGGGAACCAACCTTTTTAACAGTCTTAGACATCTTAACTCCAAGTTGAGTCTTCTTCCCAGAAAAACCTTGACCCACAACTTGACCTGCTCTACCTCTCATAGAACACATTAATAAGTTTTCATATTCAAGATCAAAGTTTAATATAGATGCTACCTGATCACCAATATCATTTACCTCACATAATATAAACGCATTATTATATTTCTTTGCTACTTCCCATATTAAGTTGGGAAATATCATTGGTTTAATTTCATTATTTCTATACTTGCCAACTATCTTATGAGGGAACTCTGTAATATCAACTAACACAAAAGCAGAATAATCTTCACTCACTCCTCTTGCCACATCGACTGTCATCAGATAATCATGTTTCTTTACAGGATCTTCATAGATATCCAATCCAGCACTTCTAGTTTTCGGATTTTCATAAACGAGAGTCCTAAGTTTAGAAGGACTAATAAGAGTATCAACAGATCCTAAGAACTCACACTCAAACTCAATCTTAAATTGTTGTTCAGATGTGTTTGCAATAGTCTGTCTTCTCCATTCAGAATCTCTACCAGGAACTTGTGACCAATGAACATCAGTTGGTATATATTCATTCTTACCTCTTTCTGCATCGTGCCAATACCTATAGAAATGGTTCATACCATGAGGAGTAGAAACCATTATAACTTTAGTTGTTTTACCAGAAGTAATAGTAGGATAAACAGAACTAAAGAATGCTTCTGCAATATGATTCGGAACGAATGCGAACTCA